AGAAGGCCATAAGGGGGTGCCATCTCCGAGTATAGCTTTATAAGTTATTACTTTCCAACTGAATGTTTCCCCTTCTCCTTTTGCTTTAGCTTTGTCATACCCCACAAGTATGTTATTAATGAAACTATCATAGTGTACGGGAGTACCATTAATACGGAGACGCCCAGTACCAGGCTCCAGAGCAGGAAATACAACAGCCGTAACAAGGTTACTAATTTTACTTCTAGACTCAGGTGTAATGGTATTATTCTCATCCTCAAAATCATCAAGTATGATAAGATCGTATCTTTTATGTAGCTTAGCACCACCCCTAATTCCTGATAAGTTGGATTTAGAAATAAGTTTGCAGCCATTTTTAAGTTCAATATCATCTTCTGTCCATTTCCTCCCTTTTAAGTTTCCAAAATAATATATAAATCTTTCATTAAACTCTAAATGATATTTAACATAATCTAAGTTTGGTACTGATATTTTACTTGATGCAGCAACCCATCCATAAAATAAAGGTTCTTTTGTAAACGCAAACTCATGCAAAATATTACATTTAGTTAATACTGTTTTTCCATGA